GCCTCCGGTCGCCTCGATCATCAGACCTACTACAAGAGCATCCGCGTCGAGCAGGCCGACTGCAACAGCGTCGTGCTCGATCCGCTGCTGAACGCCTGGCTGACCGAAGCCCGGCTGCTCGCCGACTTCTCCTTCCTGGCCGGCGTCGAATCGCTGGAACACCAGTGGTTCTGGGACGGCACCGAACACGTCGATCCGGCCAAGGAGGCCAGTGCCCAGGCCCAGCGCCTGGCCAATCACACCACCACGCTGGCCTACGAATACGCCCGCCAGGGCAAGGACTGGGAGACCGAGCTGCGCCAGCGGGCCAAGGAAAAGCAGTTGATGAAGGAACTGGGCCTGTCCGAAGCCCAGGCCCAACCCACGCAGGAACCGCAATCCCAAGAGGAGGACGACACGGATGTCGAAGACCAACGACAAGCAGCCTGAGTTCGTGACCATGCGCGGACCGCTGACGATCCAAGCCGCCGCTGGCGATGGCGCTCTGCCGCAGTTCCGCATGGTGGCCTACACCGGCGGCTTGATGCGGATCGCCGGGTTTCCGCACCCGGTCGTAGTGGACCTGGCGGGCTTGGACATCCCGTCACAGAACCTGCCGATCCGGCTGGACCACGAGCGCCGCCAGGGCGTGGGCCATACCCAGCGGGTCAGTGTCGAGGGTGGCCATCTCGTGGCCGAAGGTTTGATCAGCCGCGATACCTCCTGGGCGCGAGATGTGGCGCGAAGCGGCGCTAACGGCTTCCCCTGGCAAGCGAGCATCGGCGCGGCGGTGATTGAGGCGGAGTTCATTCCCGCCGGTGCCACGGTCAACGTCAACAAGCAGCAGTTCACCGGCCCTGTGCATGTGGTGCGTCGGGCGGTGCTCAAGGAGATCAGTTTCGTCGACAGCGCAGCCGATCCGGGCACCACCGCCCGTATTGCGGCCCAGGACAAGGAACCTCAGACCATGAACGGCAAGGAAGCAACGATGGATATCACCGACAAGCGGCAGGACACGGAGGTCCAGGCGCGGGCGGACGAGGGCAAGGAGGCCCCGTCCGCCCCAGGGGCCGCCAGCGATCCGGTCAAGGACATGCGCGCCCAGGCGGCCGCCGAGAGCAAACGGATCGCCGCGATTCGCAAGGTGACCGACGGCAAGCACCCGGACATCGAGCCCAAGGCCATCGAGGAAGGTTGGGACGTCAAGAGCACCGAACTGGAGATTCTTCGCGCCTCGCGCCCCAGCGCTCCCAGCGTCATCAACGGGCGGGGCGACGCGACGCCGAAGGTGATTGAGGCCGCCGCGTGCCTGGCGGCGAACATCAGCGAGGAGCAGTTGGTCAGGGAGTATGGCGAGCAGACGCTCGACGCCGCCCATCGCTTCCGCAACATCGGCGTGGCGGGCGTGATTCGCCTGGCGGCAGCCGCCGAGGGGCGCTACATCCCGGCCGTTGGCGCGTCGCCTTCGGACATCCTGGAGGCCGCCGCCAGCACCATGAGCCTGCCGGGGATCATGTCCAACATCGCCAACAAGAGTCTGATCGAGGGCTTCAACCACGTGGAGAACGCGTGGCGTCGGATCGCCAAGATCGGTTCGGTGCGCGACTTCAAGACCGTCACCCGCTACCGCTTCACTGCTGACATGGGCTTTGAGCCCATCGCCTACGGCGGGGAATTTAAGCACGGCGGCGTCGGCGAGGAGTCGTACACCAACAAGGCTGAGACGTACGGCAGGATGTTCGGCGTCTACCGCGAGGACATCATCAACGACGACCTGGAGGCACTGAAGGATGCGCCGTTCCGCATCGGCGAGGGCGCGGCCCTGACCATCAACAAGGTTTTCTGGGCGCTGTGGCTGAGCAATCCCAACAGCTTCTTCTCGACGGCCCACAAGAACCTCAAGACAGGCGCGGACACTGCGCTGAGCGTGGATGGGCTGACGCTGGCCCGCCAAACCTTCAGCAAGCAGCGCCGTCCCGGCGGCAAGGACCCGCTGGGCGTGCGGCCCAAGCTCCTGCTGGTCCCGGCCAGCCTGGAGATTCTGGCCGACCTGCTGATGAACGCGACGACGCTCAACGAGGCGACTACCACGCCCAAGGCGGATCGCAACCCACACACCAACAAGTTCGAGGTCGTCGCCAGCGATTACCTCGACAACGAGGAGTACGTCGGCTCTTCGAGCAAGGCGTGGTATCTGCTGGCCGACCCCAGCGCCATCCCGGCCATCGAGGTGGTGTTCCTCAACGGCAAGCAGGAGCCCACGGTGGAGAAGAACGACATGCTCTTCAACCGCCTGGGCATCGAGTTCCGGGGCTACCTGGATTTCGGCGTCAAGGAACAGGATTTCCGCGGCGCGCTGAGGATGAAGGGCGAGGCGTAAGCATCTGCCCTCATCCGGCGGCATGAACCTCTCTGACAGACAAGGAGCAACGACTTATGGCAACTGCAACGTTCATTCATGACGGCGACACCATCGATTTCACGCCCGGCACCAATGTGGCGGCGGGCGACGTGGTCGTCCAAAACGACCTCGTGGGTGTGGCCAAGCGCGACATCCCTACCGGCACCCTTGGCTCGCTGGCTGTAGTCGGCGTGTTCGACGTGCCCAAGGCGACCGCACCCGGAAGCGCCATCGGCACAGGCGTGAAGGTGTACTGGGACGAAGCCGAAGCCGTCGCCAAGACCGACGCCGAGGCTGGTGCGAACAAGTACCTGGGCAAGACGGTCCGTGCTGCCGCCGATGCCGATGCGACGGTTCGCGTCCGCCTGGAGCAGTGATCGATGGCTGATCTCCTCCGCCAAGGCTCGCAGTGGCTGGAGCAGATGCGCGCGGCGCACTGCTCCAGCCCGGTCGAGTACCGCAGACCGCCTGACGCCTACAACGTCAACGCGACCTTCGGCAGGACGGGATTCGAGGTCGCCGACGAATCGGGCCTGACGATCAATGCCCACGTCTGGGACTTCCTGATCCTGGCCGACGAACTGGGCTTTGACCCGGAACCGGGCGACGTGATCGCGGCCAACGGGCGGCGGTATGAGGTCATGAATCTGGGCGGCGAGGGGTGTTGGCGCTGGAGCGAGCGCCGTCGGACTCCAGCACGAAGACACGTTCGGCGTCGGCCAGTACGGGAATGTTGGGGTTATGCGTCACAAATACGAGCTGCCGCGTGGCCTTTACCTTGCGGATGCTCTTGACCACCGACTCGCAGACAAATCGGTTGTCCAGGTTGTCCTCGGGCTGGTCCACCATCAGCGGCGTGTCGCTATCCAGCAACAGAATGGGCAAGATGGTGGTGCATTTCTGGCCGGTGGAAAGCGTGCTTGAGTCCTTGTAGCCATCGCCGTCTTTGAGTTCGATGCGCGGCCGATCGGCCAGCTCGACCGTCTCCAACGCGTACAAGGCTTCGGTGTTCTTCAGGGCGTCGACCACCTTGCGGGCCTGTTCCTCGTTGAGGTTGGCCCGCTGAGCCAGTCCCTCGGTGTCGCCGCGGCGGACCAGCACGACCAGGTCGGCGGGCATCACCCGCTCGACGATCCGCTGGGCAACCACGCCACGCTGTACGCGAGCGCCCGCCAGTGCCTGTGGGGCATCCTCGACAGGCTCAAGCAGCGGTTGGACGAGAAGCGGTACAAAGCCTTTCCAGGCAGCGCCCTGGCAGGCAGTGGACAGAATAGCGTCGCGGGCAGCATCCGGGATTTTCGGCGGAACGTATCGGAGCAGCTTGGACGCGAGCTTGGACTGAAGGTCGAGGCCCACGATGTGATTGAGACATCAAAGGCAGGCTACCGACTGAACGCCCAAATCGCTGTGAAGGACCTGCGGAATACTGGGTCACGGCTGCGGGTAGATAGTCGCGCAATTGGCAACCATGACCCAGTAAATGCTGGTTCAGAAGACCCAGCAATCGTGCGACAGAACCAGATCATGGCGTTGATCCGTAGCGGTGAACGCCTCCGAGTGCCCGGATTCGCCGAGAAGCTCGGTTGCTCGTACACCACGGCCAAACGCGAGATCGACGCCCTGAAGGCCGACGGCCGCATTGAGTTCGTCGGCCCGTCGAAAACAGGCCACTACACGCTGACCAAAGCGGGCAAATCCTGATCGTTGAACGCCGCTGAGGCGAGGAAGCGACGCATGATTTGTTCTATACCAGGTGTGGAGCTTCGATTTTTTCGCCCATAGGGCGAAAAAATAGAGGGTAGAGCTGTAGAAAGTTGCTAGTGCAGAAGAGGCAGCCGGCGATTCTGACCCGGCTTATTCGCTGGCCCGACGCTCTACCCGTTCTCCTTTCCTTTCCACTTTCTTGACGTTCGAGACCGGCAGAGGGCCTGAAAAGCAGTTC